GTTACATCCACTACAATCAAGAGACCGGAAGAATGTTTGAGGTTCAAGAACCTGAAGTGTTTGCAGGTGACGATGGGTCACCAGACTTTTAACAAGCTAGTCGAGAGGGACAGCATATGAAACGTATACTATTTGATATCGAAACCAACGGACTACTCGATGAACTTAATACAATACATTCACTTGTATTGATTGATATGGACACTGAGGAAGAGGTTAGCTGTGCTGACCAAGAGGGTTATATCTCCATTGCAGATGGTTTGTCATACCTCGAGAATGCAGAGCTTTTGGCAGGCCATAACATTCAAGGCTTCGACCTGCCAGCTTTGTATAAGCTGTTCGGATTTGAGTATCATGGTGTGATACATGATACGTTGATTATGTCTCGCTTGATCTGGTCTGATCTAAAGAACAACGACTTTGCCTACATTAAGAAACCACAGGGCAAGGACCACCCACGTAATCTGATTGGTAGTCACGGCCTTAAAGCTTGGGGCTACCGTATTGGTGAGAATAAGATTGAGTATGATGGTGGCTGGGCAGAATGGTCCGAGGACATGCAGACATATTGCGTCCAAGACTGTTACACGAACCTGAAGTTCTACAAGTTCATCATGAGTAAGAAGCCTTCGCCAGAAAGTATCAAGCTCGAGCATGACTTTGCTCATGTTATCCGTATGCAAGAGGCTCACGGTTTCCACTTCGATGAGGTGAAAGCTAATGAGCTGCTGGCTAAACTACAGCGGAGACAGGCAGAGATCGGTGTGCAACTGCAGGAAGCTTTCGAGCCTTGGGAAATACGTGAACCCTTTACACCTAGAGTGAATAACAAATCACGAGGGTACGTTAAGGGTGAGCTGACCTATAAGGTTAAGGAAGTTGTATTCAATCCTGCAAGTCGTGACCACATTGCTAACAGGCTGACCACTGTTCACGGCTGGTTGCCTCTTGTTCACACAGATAACGGTAAGCCCAAGGTAGATGAGACAGTTCTCGCTGGCTTAGATTACCCTGAAGCTTCCCTCCTCCGTGAGTATCTCATGTTAGATAAGCGGCTGGGTCAATTAGCTGTCGGCAAGAACGCATGGCTAAAGATGGTTAAGGGTGGACGCATACATGGACAGGTCAATACCAACGGTGCTGCAACAGGACGCTGCACCCACAACAGACCTAACATTGCACAAACACCCAGTGTCGGTGCGCCGTTCGGTACAGATTGCCGAGCCTTATTCCATGCACCAACTGGCTATGATCTTGTGGGCGCAGATTTATCCGGCCTAGAATTGAGATGCTTGGCACACTTCATGGCTAAGTACGATGACGCTGCCTACGTGGATGTCGTCCTTAACGGGGATATACATTCGGTTAACCAGAAGGCTGCTGGTCTACCTACTAGGAACTCAGCAAAGACATTCATTTATGGATTTCTGTATGGCGCAGGTCCTGCCAAGATTGGTTCCATCGTTGATGGTTCCGAGAAGGAAGGGCGTAAGCTTATCAACAAATTCATGAAGGCAACCCCTGCTCTCAAGCAACTACGGGATGCTGTCGGTGCTGCAGTTGAAAAGAACAATCACTTAGCTGGACTAGATGGAAGAATACTTCCGGTTCGTTCACCCCATGCGGCACTCAATACCTTACTACAGGGTGCTGGTGCGCTGCTAGCCAAGCAAGCCACAGTAATACTTTACCAAAATCTAACCGCTAAAGGTTACAAGTGGGGCGAAGACTATGCCCAAGTTGCTCACGTCCATGACGAGGTGCAGCTCATCGCTAGAAAGGAGATAGCTGATGACGTTGGAAGAGAAGCAGTTAAATCTTTTCAACTCGCTGGAGACCACTTCAAGTTCCGGTGTCCAATCACAGGCGAGTACAAGGTCGGTTCAAATTGGGCGGACACTCACTAAAAATCCTAACTCGATCTATGTCCGAGAAATGGTCCGCCAACGAAAACGAGAACTGGTCGCCTATAAGGGCGGTCGGTGCGAACGATGTGATGAAGAATACCACCCCAATGTATTTGAATTCCATCATTACGATGACACGCTCAAAAGGTTTGGGGTCTCCCAATCTAACATGCAGAGGTCATGGACCAACCTAATAACAGAAGTCGATAAGTGTCACCTCCTCTGTGCCAATTGTCATCGTGAAGTTCACACCTTCAACATCCCTAAGTTTATTAAAATCTAACCGTTAAGGACTACTAATGACTGATGTATCTTACATGACCCATATGGGTTCAGACGATCTGGTTGCTGATGCAGCCCGCGTATCGTTTTCTAAACAGGCTGACGGTTACAGTGAGGCCCGTAACAATGGCTTGATAAACTTCCTAGCCAGAGAGCAGCACTACCATCCCTTCTCTCACCCACAGGCTACCTTCCGGTGCAGCGCACCAATCTTCGTAAGCCGACAACTGGCAAAACACCAAGTGGGTGGTACATGGAACGAAGAGAGCCGTCGATATATCAAGACCCCGCCAGCTTACTGGAAGCCTAAGTTCTTTCGGGGTGCTGCAGAGGACGTGAAGCAAGGCTCATCGCCTGACGCACATCGACGTAGCGAAGAGTTCCTCGAAGAATACCACGACATCTGCATTGATGCGATTGCTACATATAACAAGATGATAGCCCTCGGCATCTGTGCTGAACAAGCTCGGGCCATCCTACCTCAAAGCACAATGACCGAGTGGGTATGGACAGGCTCTCTCCTGTTCTGGTCGCGGGTCTACAACCTTCGCATCAAGTCCGACACTCAACGAGAGACACAAGATTTTGCCGACCTTCTAGGCGAACAGATGTCCTCACTATTTCCACAATCATGGGAGGCCCTCACCGATGGATGAGAACATTGATCTAGTAGTATTAACTACCATGTCTCAGTGCATAGCAAAGCTTGCAGAAGTACATGACAAGACTGCCGATAAGGGGGTGCAGAACATCGTACATGATGCTGCCCTTATCTGCCTAACCATGATGGCTCCTCAAGATGACGATGATGGGGAACGAGGTATCGTGATGGCCTTTTCTGGGGGCAAGATGCAATGAAGTTCCTCATCGATGCAGACATTGTAGCGTTCAAAGCTGGAGTCAGTACCGAGCGTCCTATCGATTGGGGCGATGGCCTATGGACCCTTCACGCCCATGAGAGCGAGGGTATCGACTACATCCATAAGTACCTCGAGAGGGTGACGGATGCACTTGGTCATGGGGAGTTCAAACTCTTCATCACCGATCCGGTTAACTGGCGTAAAGATATCCTCCCGTCCTACAAAAGTAACCGGAAGAATACTCGCAAGCCTCTGACACTTTCACCTCTCCGTAAGTACATGGTTGAAGAGATGGATGCTGTCATGGTTGCGGGTATGGAAGCTGATGACCTCCTCGGCATCACAGCTACCAATGAGCCAGACTGCGTGATTGTCAGTGAGGATAAAGACCTTGCAACAATTCCGTGTCAGCTCTTCAACCCTGCTAAAGATGAAGCGGCACGAACTATCACTGAGCTTGAAGCTGATTACTTTCATATGACCCAAGCTTTAACTGGGGATGTAGTGGATGGATATACAGGCCTAGCTGGGTGCGGTCCCAAAACAGCAGAAAAAATTCTCGAGGGTTGTGTCAATACCACCGAGATGTGGGCCGCAGTGGTTGAAGCTTACGCCAAAAAGAAACTCTCAGAAAACGTCGCACTCGTGCAGGCGCGGGTTGCCCGCATCTGTCGCAATACCGAGTTCGACTTCAACACAGGAAAGGTAGTTCTATGGACACCCCCGACATTATAAACAGACCAGCTCATTACACTCAGTATGCCATTGAGCCTATCGAGTTCATTATGCGTAATGACCTACCTTTCCATATTGGTAACATCGTTAAGTATTCCCTACGTGCTGGCAGCAAACTCTATGAAGGCATGGACGGACGGGAGAGTGAGATTACCGATCTAGGTAAGGTCATTCGCTACTGCGAGATGCGCATCCACCAACTCAAGGGGGAGAGCATACTATGAAGTTCACCATCATTACCCAAAAGAACTGCAAGTATTGTCTGAAAGCTGCGCAGCTCCTCGATGATGCTGGACTTGATTGGGAGGGTATCCCTCTCGCAGACGCCCCTGTCCATAAAACCCTGATGGGTATGGCAAACCTCACAACTGTACCACAAATCTTTCGACCCGATGGGGCGCTTGTCGGTGGCTATGAAAATCTTCAAGCATATTTAGGACGAACATAATGGCCACTGTAACAAAGCTAAACGATTACCAAGACCTAGCGGCTACGACCGCAGTCTACCCAAAGGATAAAGCTCTCGAGTATCTCAGCTTGGGCCTCGCCTCAGAGGTGGGTGAGTTAACAGGTAAGCTAGCCAAGTGGTATCGCAAAGACGGTACATATCCACGGGAAGATATCCTCGATGAGCTGGGCGATTGCCTTTGGTTCATCAGTGAGTTTGCGCGGCAACATAACCGCAAGCTCTCAGACTTAGCCCAGAACAATCTAGATAAACTAGCGTCCCGAAAAGCTCGGGGTACGCTTAAAGGTAATGGTGATAACAGATGACTAATGATGTACGGGCGCAGGTGGTAACACGCCGGACCTACAACCGCCCTCTCAATGATGAAGGCACTGTATTTGAAACATGGCCGGAGACAGTGGGCAGAGTAATCACCCACCAGCAATGGCTATGGGAACGCTCAAAAGGTGAGAAGCTTAACCAAGGAGAAGTTGGTGAGCTGGAAGAGTTCCGCGAGTTGATGCTCTCTCGTAAGGCTACAACATCAGGTCGCACACTGTGGCTCGGTGGTACGGACGTAGCTAAGAAGCATGAGGCTTCGCAGTTTAACTGTAGCTTCGGGCGTATCGAGACAGTCCATGACGTAGTTGATGCGTTCTGGTTGTTGCTGCAAGGCTGTGGCGTAGGCTTCGAGCCTGTAGTGGGTACGCTGAATGGCTTCGCTCGTGAGACAGAGATTGAAGTATGGCGTTCAGAGCGTTCCAATAAAGGTCGTGAAGAGAACGTGACCGAGAGTACAGTCACTGAAGAAGGCTACCGCATCTATCGTATCTCGATTGGCGATAGTGCTAAAGCTTGGGCAAAGGCCTTGGGTAAAATCATGGCACTCAAGGACCCTGTAGATCGTCTCATCCTAGACTACCGTGAAATCCGCCCAGCAGGTACACGCCTGAAAGGTTACGGCTGGATTTCATCTGGTGATGACACGCTCCACATTGCGTTGAGCCGCATCTGCGACATCATGAACAAGCGTTCCGGCGAACTGCTAACACGCATGGATATCCTCGATCTACTTAACCATATGGGTACTACACTATCCTCACGTCGATCTGCAGAGATTGCAGTGATGCCTGTCGATGACCCTGAGATTGATGACTTCATTACAGCTAAGAAAGATTTCTGGCTGCATGATAACGCACACCGTCAGCAATCTAACAACTCCTTGATGTTCTATAAGAAGCCTACCAAGTGGGAACTATCTTACATCTTCGAGAGAATGTTAGAAGCTGGTGGCTCCGAGCCGGGCTTTATCAATGCTGAAGCTGCTTTGAAACGTGCCCCACACTTCAAGGGAGTTAATCCGTGCGCAGAAATTCTGTTAGGAAACAAGAGTTTCTGTAACCTAGTTGAGGTAGATTGGGGTAAATACCTAGATGACTTCGAGGGTTTGACGAAAGCTGTGTACCTAGCAGCCCGAGCAAACTACCGCCAGACTTGTGTAAACTTAGATGATGGTATCTTGCAGCGTTCATGGCACGAGTTGAATGAGTTCCTCCGTTTATGCGGCGTAGGCGCTACAGGCATCGTGAAGTGGATGGACCACCAAGGTTATCTATATAACAACGTACCATCGATGTTGGAGAATATCGCAGCCTCTGCCCGTCAGGGTGCTAACGATATTGCAGATGATCTGGGGCTACCACGGGCGAAGCTTGTTACAACTATCAAGCCAAGTGGAACCCTGTCAAAGATCATGTCGACTACGGAGGGAGTCCACAAGCCACTTGGTAAGTACCTCTTCAATAACGTGACCTTCTCCAAGCACGATCCAATCGTACCTATCATGACTGCAGCTAACTACACAGTCATCGAGAAACCTTTCGAACCTGACAGCGTCTTGATTACCTTTCCGGTAGCCTATGACGATGTGAAGTTTGACGAGGTGGATGGTAAGTTCGTGAACCTCGAAACCGCTGTGCAACAGTTGGACCGCTACGGTCTTATGATGAAACACTACGTCGATCATAATTGCTCAGTAACAATCAGCTACTCACCTGACGAAGTACCAGCCATCATTGAATGGATCATGAACAACTGGGACCTCTATGTAGGTGTGTCATTCATTTATCGTAATGACCCGACAAAGACTGCGGCAGACTTGGGCTATGCCTACCTGCCTCAAGATGTCGTGTCTCAAGAAGTATATGATGAATACGTTTCAAAATTGTCACCAGTAGATATCGAGAATGCCAACTCTTTCGATGAGTTGACCGACGATGAATGCGCCACTGGTGCCTGCCCAATCCGTTAAGGAACAACAATGGCCAAGAACACGATAAGCAAAAGAGATAAGACTAAGAAGTCTGCCTATCAACGTAAGGTCGAAGAGCAAGGGCGCGTGGTAACTCCGCGCGTCCAAGCCCTCCTACCTATGAACGTAGCTCAAGATAACTATATCAACTGCATTAAACAGTATTCACAGGTCTTCGTCACAGGACCTGCAGGTACTGGTAAAACCTTTATTGCTGCAGCTATTGCCGCAGATATGTATGCACAAAAGCGTGTCCGTAAGATTATCTTAACACGTCCAAACATTCCTGCTGGTAAATCGCTGGGGTTCTTCTCCGGTACTATCGAAGATAAGATTGCACCTTGGGTCTACCCACTAACGGAAGTGCTAATTGCTCGGCTGGGTAAAGGTAAGTACGAGCTAGCAATCAAGCGAGGTGACATCGAGATTGTCCCATTCGAAGTTATGCGTGGTCGTTCTTTTAATAATGCTTTCGTCATCTTAGATGAGGGTCAGAACCTCACCGCCCATGAGATGAAGATGTTTCTCACTCGAATTGGTGAGGAAACTAAGGTCGTCATCAACGGCGATATCTCGCAGCATGACCTTCAGGGAACTTCAGGCCTGAAGATTGCTATCGACCTACTACATAAACACGACATCCCTGCAGCCCACTGTAACTTTACTCATGATGACGTTGTTCGTTCTGGCATCTGTGCCGCATGGACACGAGCATTTGATTAGGTTGCACCATAGAGGATTAGATCAATGTTCCCTTATATATCTAACGAACTACTAAATGAACTGAATACACGTTTCCCAGTTATGGCACCTCAATATCTTGAGCAGCATGATATGCTGATGTGGCGAGGTGGACAGCGTTCGGTCGTAGATTTCATGCAAACACTTTACGAAGAACAACAAGCTTCAAAACTAGGAGAATAGATTATGTGTATTGGAGGCGGTTCGCCAGCAGCACCTACACCAGCCCCACCCCCTGCAGCCCCTGCAGCGGTTAATCCGGTCATGACAAATATGTATGACCCGAGCAATCCCGAGAGTGGGATGGCAGCAGAGAAAGGTGCAATCCAAGGTAAAGCCTCGGGTACATCACAACTTAAAGTCGATCTCGATCCTACCGTGAGCAATCTCGGTAAGGGCGCTGGTCTTCAGATTACTAAGTGAGAAACTGAATGAGTATGGGAACCGCTGAAGCGCGTTACCACCAACTCGAACAGTCGCGTCAATCTTATCTAGATCGAGCAAGAGACTGCTCGTTGCTAACAATTCCCTCCCTGATACCGCAAGATGCCCATAACGAAACGAGTGATTTATATACTCCGTTTCAGGGTATCGGTGCGCGTGGGGTGAATAACCTAGCATCGAAACTCTCTCTTGCTCTGATGCCACCTAACTCCCCCTTCTTCCGTTTCATGGTTGAGCCTTACACCTTAAAGGATTTGGCCGAAGATGAAGCAGCGCGAACCCAGATTGAACAGCAACTGGGTGAGTATGAGCGGGCAGTTATGTCGGAGATTGAAACATCTGGCGACCGAGTTGCGGTACACGAAGCACTGAAACATCTTATCGTAGGCGGCAACGTGCTATTGCACATTGGCCCTGAGAAGACACGAGTAATCCACCTAGACAGTTATGTCGTATCTCGCGCACCTAATGGTGAAGTTCTAGAAGTTGTTACTGTTGAGCATGTCTCACCTAACGCTCTAGATAAAGCGACCGCTGCTAACATCTCTGGTAAACTCGAAGGTGATGAAAAGACTGTTGAAGTTTACACTCACATCGAGCGTAAGAACGAGTTCTTTAACGTATACCAAGAAGTCAAAGGGTCAGTCATCACTGGCTCTAAAGGCAAATACAAAAAGAACAATGTCCCCTTCCTGCCCCTTCGTTTCTCCCGCATCGACGGTGAGGACTATGGTCGTGGGTTTGTAGAAGAACTTCTAGGTGACCTTCGGTCCCTTGAGGGTCTATCCCAAGCAATTGTCGAAGGCGCTGCAGCCGCTGCCAAGGTTCTCTTTATGGTGAACCCAAACGGCACTACACGTATGCGTACAATTGCACAGGCTGAGAACACTGCAATCATCGAGGGCAACCGGAATGATGTATCAGTTCTACAGATGGATAAGTTCAACGACTTCCGAGTAGCCTATCAGGCTATGCAGGGTATCGAGGAACGCTTGTCACAACAGTTCATGTTGCAATCATCAGTACAACGTAACGGTGAACGAGTTACTGCAGAGGAAATTCGTTACCTTGCAGGTGAACTAGAGGATACCCTATCCGGTATCTACTCTATCTTGTCGCAGGAATTTCAGTTGCCTTACGTTAACCGTAAGATTGAGGTTCTGACCAAATCGAAGAAGCTGCCTAAATTACCAGACGATGTAGTTAAACCTACAATCGTCACAGGTATGGAAGCCCTCGGACGCGGTCACGACCTACGCAAGTTGGACATGTTTATTCAGGGTATGACGCAAGCTCTAGGACCAGAGGTTCTACAGCAGTACGTCAATCTACAGGATTACATCAAACGTCGTGCCACAGCTCTCGGTATCGAGACTGAAGGCTTGATTAAATCACAAGAACAAATCGCCCAAGAACAGCAACAGGCACAGCAGCAACAGATGATGATGCAAGCTGGCCCGTCAGCCGTTCAAGAAGGCGCTAAAGCATTAGGAAACTCTTATGTTGAAAGCCAAAGACAACAAGGCAGTGACGCAGGATAAAGCTGAAGAAGCTACACCTGCACCCACACCTGAAAAGAAACCACTGGCTGCACCTGCCGTATCTAAAGGCGTATCCAAAATTACACGGATCGATTACTAGAACATGGCAGAAAGCATCACAATCACAGAAGACGATACTGGCCCAGAAGCACCTGTTGCGGAGGATAACCAATCTGAACGTCCTGAATGGTTGCCTGAAAAGTTTAGCTCTCCCGAAGACCTAGCAAAATCCTACAGTGAACTTGAGAAGAAACTATCAGGTCCAGCCGATGAAGCTGCTCCTGAAACTGAGGCACCTAAAAGTGACCCACCAAGTTTCGATAAGTTCTCTGAGGAATTTTCTAGCTCTGGTGAGTTAGGCGAGGAAAGCTACGCAGAACTTGAGACTATGGGTTACCCCAAAGAGATGGTGGAAACCTATATCAAGGGTATGCAATCCGCTCAGACAGCAGATGCAGATGCAGTGATGGAAGTCGCTGGCGGTAAAGACGGTTATCAAGAGTTAACTGAATGGGCTAAAGGTAGCCTCGAGAACAATGAACTTGAACTCTACAACCAAATGGTTGGGACAGGTACTGATAATGCTAAGATGGCAGTCGAATGGCTGCAGTCTAAGCGAGAAGCTATGGAAGGCTCTGAGCCTAACTTGCTCTCAGGAAAATCACAGGCACCATCCAAGGATGAGTTCCGTAGCACAGCGGAAGTTGTAGCTGCAATGAAGGACGCCCGATACGGCAAGGACTCTGCGTATACTAAAGATGTAGAGGAAAAGCTGGGGCGTTCTTCGGTATTTTAAAGGAGATTATTATGCCTAAAGGTAAAGGGACTTACGGTACAAAAGTAGGTCGTCCACCAAAGAAGAAGTAACTACCTCTGGCGGGGCGCTGGGTATCAACCACGTCCCGTCAATTCCTATGACACGAGAACATCTAGCACACCTCTTTAGGTGGCTGAGACTATCAACGATGAACGACTAGGCCGGATGCGTCCGACAACCCTGACAAGTAGTAAGCGACAGTCATTCTCAATCTAAATAAAAATTTCATAGGATAAAGAAAATGACAAATGTAACCGCATCACGCTTGGGTGTTGTCAATAAGGCGACCCCAGCAAATAACGCAGCAGCTTCGGCTCTGTTCCTAAAAGTCTTCGCTGGTGAAGTTCTCACCGCTTTTGACGAAGTAAACGTAATGAAAGACCTGCACGTCTCTCGCACAATCGCGAACGGCAAGTCAGCGTCCTTCCCAGTGACAGGTAAAGCTAACGCTGCATACCACACTGTAGGTACACCTTTGTTGGGTACACAGAAAATTGCTCACAATGAAATCGTTATCAACATCGATGATGTATTGATTGCTGACACATTTATTGCAAATATCGATGAGGCTAAAAATCATTATGACGTGCGCGCTGAGTACAGCCGCTTGTTGGGTATGGCCTTGGCTAAAGAATTTGACACACGCACAATGCGCGTAGGTCTATTGGGCGCACGTTCAGCAGCTACCGTAACTGGTGGTAATGGCGGTTCAGCTCTAGTTTCCTCGACTTCTAAGACATCTGGCGCAGCTTTGGCTGCAGCTATCTTCGACGCAGCAAAAGCTCTGGACGAGAAAGATGTGCCTGAGAACGAGCGTGTGGCACTTGTAGCTCCTGCACAGTATTACAACTTGGTCCAAGAGACTTCCGTCATCAATCGTGACTGGGGTGGAGCTGGTGTATACGCTGAAGGTACAGTTCTTAAAGTTGCTGGTATTCAGATTGTTAAGACTAACAACCTGCCAACAACTAACGTAGCTGCAGTATCTGGCGAGAACAACACTTACTCCGGTAACTTCTCAACTACAGCCGCACTGGTTATGCAGAAATCTGCAATCGGTACAGTTAAGTTGATGGACCTAGCCGTAGAGCGCACATCTGGCGACTTTGAAGTCATGTACCAAGGTACGTTGATGGCTGCTAAGTACGCAATGGGCCACGGTATCCTACGTCCTGAGTGTGCCGTAGAAATTAAAACTTCTTAAAATTTAATCTGGGTTGGCTCTTTTATAGGGTCAGCCCTTTTTTTTCCATATGAGGACATCATGACTAAACCAACGTCCATGACCGAGCTAGAAGCGGTCAACGTCTTACTTACTACAATCGGTGAGGCACCCGTTAACACTCTTACAGGTAATCAAGTGACTGATGTCTCTATTGCCAAGCAGGTCCTGAACGAAGTTAGCCGTGAGGTTCAGGCTCAAGGGTGGCACTTTAATACCGAAGACGGTGTTGAGCTTTCCCCAGATGGTTTTAAAGAAATCATCGTTCCTGCAGATACCGCACGTATCGATGCAAGGGACTACAACATTGTACGCCGCGAGGGTAAGCTGTTTAATCTGGATAAGCGTAGCTATGAATTTACATCTAAAATCAAAGTAAGCATCGTCTATTTCCAAGACTTCCTACAGCTCCCAGATGTCGCTAAGAAATATATTACAACTCGGGCTTCCCGTATCTTTTCAGATCGCCTGCTAAACTCAGAGACTATCCATAAGATGACCTCGCGAGATGAGCAAAAAGCTTTAATCGATCTCAAAGAATACCAAGGCGATACCGCTGATTACAATATGATGGATAGCTTTTCAGTATCTCGAGTAATGAACCGTGGCTTCAATCGTAAGGTGCTATAATGGGTTTAATTAGTTCCGCTATTCCAAACCTAGTACAAGGCATCTCACAGCAGTCCCCATCGTTACGTCTGTCTTCACAGGCAGAGGTGATGGAGAATGCCTTCCCCTCTTTGGTTGAGGGCCTTAGTAAACGACCGCCTGCAGAGCATGTAGCTCTCATGAGAAATTCAGAGACTACAGGCACGTTCACACACTTAATTAATCGAGACGTTAATGAACGCTACTTTGTGTTTATTGATGATGCAAATACTGTAGCTGTCTACGACCTTAACGGTGTAGCAAAAACAGTTACATACCCAGATGGCACATCATACCTTGATAGTACCACACCCGCCGCTGACTTCCGCGCAGTTACAGTGGCCGATTATACCTTCATCGTTAACACGTCTAAGACGGCAGCGATGTCAAGCGCGACCTCCCCACTATACCCATTCACAGGTTTGATTGCCGTTAAACAAGGTGATTACAACCAACGCTACACTGTATACCTAGATGGTGGCGTAGCCGCTAACATCACGACAAGCTCAACTGACCAACTACAGACGCGGACAGATGATATCGCATCTAGATTGGCTTCAGCAATCAATGGACAATCCAATTTCACTGCACGAGCTGATGGCTCTACAGTAGTCATTACAAAGACAGGTAACGCTTCGTTTGACCTAGCCACTTACGATAGTCTTGGTGATGAAGGTCTCTCGCCAACTGTAGGCACAGTACAACGCTTTGATGAACTCCCAAACAAAGCACCACACGGTTATATTGCTCACATACAAGGTGACCAGACAAACGACTTTGATGATTACTACGTTAAATTCGTATCAGATAACGGCACCCAATCTAAAATTGGTGACGGTACATGGATCGAATGGATTGAACCAAACATCGAATACGAGATTGATGCAGCAACGATGCCGCACCTCCTCATTCGTCAATCCAACGGCAGCTTCACATTAGAGCAAGCAGAATGGGGCGACCGCGCAGTAGGTGATTTAACCTCTGTTCCCAACCCTTCCTTTATTGGTGGTAAAATCTCAGACACGTTCTTCTTCCAGAACCGTTTAGGTTTCCTATCAGGCGAGAACGTCATCATGTCGAGAACGTCAGAATACTTTGACTTCTTTGCGACAACTGCACGTACCCTACTGGATAACGATCCAATTGATATTGCCGCAAGTAATACCAAAGTTTCGATACTTAAACATGCTGTGGCCTTTGACCGTAAGTTGCTACTTTTCTCAGACCAGACACAGTTCATTCTGAAGGGTGCTGACTTCATCACGCCAAAGAATACCTCGATTAACACCACAACAGAGTATGAAGCGAGTACAGCAGCACGACCAGCAACAGCAGGTAGTGTTGTATACTTCCCAGCAAAGCGAGGCGGCTTTACCGCTGTCCGTGAATACTATGTTGTAGATGATACAGATCGATCAGATGCGCAGGATGTTACGTCACACGTAGCTAAGTATGTACCGGACGGCGTCTATGAGATGGCCTCTAGCACCGCAGAGAACGTATTAATCTGTCTGACTACAGAAGACGCTAGCACCTTATACATCTATAAGTATCACTGGGCTGGCCGCGAGAAGCTTCAATCAGCTTGGTTTAAATACAAGCTAGATGGTATGAACATCATCAGCGCCGAGTTCATTGAGAGTTCATTGTATGTGGTAGGAAATAAAGCTGGTAAGACAGTTTTATTAAAAATTCAGTTCGACGCAGGTCGCTCCGATACAAACCAAGAGTACGTCACCCGTTTAGATTTCCGTCTAGATGAAACTGGTGTAACCAAAGTTTATAATGCAGTAGCCAAACAAACTACCATCACGACCCCTTACACCTTAGATACCCCTGTAATCGTTACCCGTGGGTCAGCTCATGGTACAGTCATTAGCCAAGTTTCTCACACCGCAGGTGTCATGGTAGTAGCTGGTGATAAGACTTCTACAGAGTTTTACATTGGTGAGAGATACACCATGAAGTATGAGTTCTCTGAGCCAACACTTAAAGAACCTACAGCTAACGGTGGGCGCGTGTCGATTGCTGGGGGCAGGCTTCAAATCAAGCAGTGGCTTCTACGCTATCAGGATACGGGTGACTTTGATGTAAAGGTTGAACCTAAATTAGATTCATTCGGAGGGGGAGCTACATACTCCTACACTGGACGAGCAATTGGTGGTGGTGGTGCGTCTATCTTAGGCACGACTTCACTTGCGTCTGGAGACTTCCGTTTCCCTGTTATGTCAAAATCGGATCGTATCAAAATTACAATTGAAAGCAACAGCCACCTGCCCTGCCAGTTCCTATCGGCAGAATGGGAAGGCTCAATGCACCTTAGATCAAGAAGAGTAAATGGATAAACTTCTAACACCAACCACGGTGGGAGACGTTGAGTACATTGCCCCAAGATTACGCCAAGCAGATCGAAATGAGTGTCTAGCCTCAACAGGCAAGGAACCTCTCGGTATTCTACAGCAAAGTTTAAATCTTGGGGATACCACCCTGACCCTACGCGCACCTACAGGTGACCGCGTGGGTGTCTGCGGTGTTGTACCATCGATTGCCATACCCGAAGCAGGAGTTGTTTGGATGGTCGCTACAGATGACATCTATCAGCACCAGATAACATTTCTGCGTAATTCAAGGAGAGCCTTACAGTATCTCTCTGAGGACTATCTAGTCCTTTATAACTGTGTCGATGCCCGTAATTCCGTCCACATAAAGTGGCTTAAATGGATGGGCTTCACGTTCATCAATAAGCACGAAAATTATGGGGCCGAGAAACGGCTCTTCTACGAATTTGTGAGGATAAAATAATGTGCGAACCAACAACAATAGCTTTAGCCGTTCAAGCCGCTACAGCAGCCGCAGGTACAGCATCCGCCATAGATGGGGCCAATAAACAGAACGCTGCAGCCGCCCAAAATGCCCAATCAGCTAAAGATGCTTACTTCCTAAAGACCAAGCAGGCCAACCTGCAAATCGCGCAGGAACAAACCCAAGCTTCCCAACAGAAGCGTGATGGTGACCTGAAAGCTATGAAATCGCAGGGCACAGCTATGGCCGCTGCAGGTGCTTCAGGTGTTCAAGGTGTGAACATCAACCAGCTTCTCAATGACTTCGAGCGTTCTGAAGGCGTCCTAACAGACCGTATCAGTCAGCGTCTCGAGGGAATGCAAGGCCAGAACGAGTATCAGAAACTAGCGTTCCAGTCAGAAGCTCAAACCCGCATCAACTCTATGCAGCCTCAAAGCTTTGCAGAGACACTATTCAACGTAGCTGAACCTCTAGGTAGCTTCGGCATCGATTACGCAGATTACAAAGCCGAAAAAGCGGCGAGTGAGGAATAAATAATGGCTAGACCAGTAGTAGGTAATCCGTTCGATGGTCAAATCGGAACGGTAGCGCCAACGGCCAGTCCCGTAGATACCTACACACGCGGTGTAGTGAAACGAAGTCCGTTCGACGCATTGGCAAATACCCTTGGGAACTTGGAAAAGAAGGCAGTCCCTGCCCTAAAGCGTGAAGAAGTGCGTAGAAACGAGAAAGACTTTAAAGAGGGGCAACGCCTTTACCAAGAGAACCGCATCGCTATTGGCGAAGCTGTTAAGCAGGGTATTATTGAGGAAGGTGAAAGCCCTTATATCCGTAAAGGTTATAGAATTTCTCAAATGAATACTATGGCTACTCGATATGCTGCAGAGCTAGAGAATGCTCTTGCTATGGATAGACTCCATACAACTAGCAACCCTGAACGAATTAACAAATATATTAAAAACTTTCAGGCTAAGTTTGTTGAAAAGAACGGTATGTCAACTTTCTCAGACGCTGAAATGGCTGAATACTTTGGCACAAACGCACAGAAGTACGAAGAACAGTTCAGATCATCATGGCAAAAGAAACATATCACTTGGCAGAAAGAACAGGCATACGCAGCTAAACAAGCTGAAGTTGCACAGGTTATTGGTACGCTTCTGCAAGAGGGTATGACCGAACAGGAAGAGGACACTGCCCTCGTTAATGCAGCTAATTGGCTCCGCCTCCAAGGTGAGGAAGCTAATATTAATGGCCAGAACAATAAGCGTACCAATAAGGCTATAGTTGATGGTGTTATTCTTGCTGCCACCGCTTCTGGTGACCCTGAAATCTTAGACATCCTTATGAAAACCAAGATCGGTACGGGCTACGTTGGTAAATCTCTCGATGCAATGAAGTCGATTTATGCGGCTAAATCTAGCATCGCCAGAACAAACGAAGCACGGAGTTCCGCTGCTGCTAAAGCTCACGATGCAGCTCAGGAAGAGCTACGCGGTCAAATAAGCGCCGAAGTCTTCGGTAACATCCACAGTGACGGTTACAACTATGACTTTGTTGCAGACCGTATTCAGAGGCTCGTAGCTACGGGCGATGAGAAAAATGTTGCCGAAGCAATGACACTGATGAACTACAATACCAAAATTAATAAATTAGCAGTAGAACCAGCAAATTTAACTACAAAACATGTAACCGAAATCCTCGGCAAGATAGAGAATGCTCCTACAGCGCAAATCGCAAGTGAACGCCTGATAGCTTTCGCCGAAGCGAACAACCAAGACGCTGCATTTATCAGTAAGTATATGGGCGAGTGGTCAAAGTATTATGAGCCTAAATCAGATGCAGTAGGCCTGAACTTCAATACAACCGCCACAACCGAGGGGCGCGCTCTAGCAGCTATAAAAGATTCAATTCTTGGTGACCCCGACAGTGTGGATTTTGCCAAACAAGAGTACCACGACACTTGGACGCGAACAAATATTTTAGTGAGAGATCGTGTCCGACAGGCTGTGAAAACCTATAAAGCGGCGAACAATGGTGAATTTCCTAGTGACGCGGAGATGGAGATGTTGATGTACTCAGTTAATCAGGAAATCAAAATTCACTTCAATCAAGATGGCGGTGCAACCAGTAAAGTTAAATCGCTCGTCAATCTGACAAGTGACTTTGGCTTTGACGTTAGTAAATTTGGAACAACAGGAGGTACAAACTAATGAACGACACAGTAATAGACGTAGTTGGAGCTAAAAAATACCTCCTAGAGAACCCTTCCGCTAATGATGCTTTCGATAGGCAATATGGCGGTGGCGCTGCATATGCAGTGGTAAATGATGAATATATTACTCCAGAAGATACTGCAGCACGGGCTGCTGAAATTGAAGCCCAAGGCCAGAATGGTTTCTTTTCAGCAATTAAAGAGATTGGAGTAGGCGTTGCGGATGGCCTTGAAACCGCAATCAACGAGACAGGCCAGACAATTAACTCTGTCAGCCAGTATCTTGAAGAGAAGACAGGAACAGGCCGACTTGTTTGGGAAGATAAAGATGGAGATGGTAAAGTTGATATCATCCCATCCTACTGGGACCGAGAGAAAGTAGTAGAAAACGCCGATCAACTTGGCGAAGAATTGCTAACTCGCGGGATGCAAGAACTCGATGTAGTCCGTGAACCAGAGGGTATGCTGGGTGGCTTTGCAAAAGGTGCATCACAGTTTCTCACAGGCTTCGCTTTACTAGGCGGTGGTAAAGGCGGTCTAGTGAGAGCGTTCGCCACTGGCGGCGTAGTTGATGCAACTATGTTTGACCCTTATGAAGCTAACATATCTTCTATAATCTCAGAAGCTGAGTGGAGCGGGCCACATATTGAGCAAGCTTTAGCTTCGCTTAAAACGAACCCTGACGCTCCTGAATGGGAGAACCGCTTACGGAATGCTATTGAAGGCGGTATTACTGGATTAGCAGCCGAGGGTATTATCAAAGGTGTGAAGCACCTTGCGCTAACTCGTAAGGCTCGGCAGGAAATTACATCAATTGGCAAGGTTACTGACGATACTCAAGCTGAGTTAGAGGCGGCTACTTTAGAAATAGATGAAATTGCTAAATCAGTTGATGAGACCAACCCCAATAAAGGATTGCAAGCGCGTCCAGATGGTACGTTTGTCTCACCTGAAGGCTCTATCTATAAACCGGATGGTGATAAGCTAGAATTTGTAGGTAAAGAACCAAAGCCAGTTACCGCACCTAGAGAAACACCCGACGCACCGGACGCTCCTAAATCTGATAATTCACCTGATGTAGATACTGTGAGAACAGATGTAGAAGCAGATGTCACAGGCCCAGAGGTGATGTCAGCACCTAAAGTTGATAGCGAAGTACAACTCGCTAACCAACGCGCTGATGGTGCCGCACTGGGTGCGCAGACTGCCCCTAAGAAAATCTCTCCATTAGCTAAAGTCCCTGTCGTGAATAAAGATGTTCTCGATCAAGTTCTGCGTAACATGAAAGAAATGAACCACTCTGATATCAACGCGATTGAAGATGGGGGCGCATTTAACATCGATACCCAAGATGGGCTGATGACCGGAGATAAGTTAATCTCGGTAATACATGATACTCTTAAAGACGAGGGTGTCGCAAAAGCCTTAAAATTTGATAACCCTGTATCATTACAGAAGACAACAGAAGATGCTCTAAAGTATATTTCACGCACCACTAACACAGACGTGAACGTACTCATTAGGGACCTCAATGCTACTGAGACGATGACCCGTGGCCTAGCTCAAAAGATTGTGGCTGGTAAGATGGCGATGCAGACAACTGCTCGTAAAATTACCGATCTATCTAATAAGCTAGATGATGCTGTTACCGCTGGTAAGGATTCCGCTTCAATGGAGCGCGAACTATACGAAACCATGCAGCTTCATATGGAAGTACAGGCAAACACTAAGAGTATGCAGACCTCTGCTGCACGGGCCACAAGCGCCGGACGTATCCGTACAGACGCTGATTTATCTATGGACACCTTAGATGGGCTATCAGCATTCGGTGGTTCCCAGAAGATACGCGACTTAGCTAAGAAGCTTCGGTATGTCAAAGATGGTGAAAGTGCTGGGCGGATTGTTTCAAAAGCTATGGATAGAAAATGGATCGGTGTTCTTAATGAATACTGGATTAATACTATTCTATCTGGCTACAAAACTCAGATACTTAACATCACCGCAAACACTGCGAACCTATTCCTACTCCCAGCAGAACGAGCGATGGGTGGTCTAGTCCAAGGTGCTAGAACAGGTGATTTCACGCAAGCTAGGCAGGCTGCTAAACAGTATAAATTCTTATACAACTCTATGGCAGAAGCTTTGCACATGTCAGCAATCGCTTTTAAAGATGAACAGACAATACTCGATAGCTCCGTAAAGTTTGACGTAGGCGCAGGCACACAGAACAAGCAAATCACTGCTGAAAATCTAGGTGTAAAAGGCCAGCTCACCGGAAACGCTGTGGATATAGTAGGTAAAGCCGCACGGCTTCCCTCTCGTTTCCTAATGTCAGCGGATGAGTTCTTTAAGCAGACAGCTTTCCGTTCGCGCATTAAAGCTATGATCGAAGTTGATCTTGAGGATATGTCCCTAGAGGATGTCCAAGCTAAAGGGTATGCTACTAAGGATGCTATGTTTCAGGCAGAGATTGAAAAAGCCTTCACCCAGAAAACTGATGCAGCCGAACGGTTCCAAGACCTCGTACTTATGGGTCGTGTTATAGACGATCCAGAGGTTAAAGAAGAGTTCATCAACAACGCTGTTAATTCCTTCAACGAGGCAAGTCCTTATGCGGTCGAAGCTTTAAGGGAAGCACGAGCAACCACGTTCACAACCCCCTTACAGGCAGGAACTGCTAGTTTTAAAATCCAAGAATTAGCAAACCAACACCCGCTAATTCGTCAAGTAATTCCGTTTATTCAGACACCTATTAACATTATGGGGGCAGCTTGGGACAGAACCCCCGGTCTCAACATGCTACATAAGTCTTATAAACAAGCCTTAAATAGCCCAGATCAAGCAGTTAGAGCTGAAGCTATAGGCAAGATGGCGACCGGTACGGTTGTTGTAGGCACCTTAATCCCACTAGCACTCAATGGGCGTGTCACAGGTGGTGGACCTACAGACCCTGCAGAAGCTGCAATGTGGCGGAAGTCTAAAGATTGGCAACCTTATTCAGTTAACTTTGGTTCCCATGAAAATCCTAACTGGGTCTCCTTTGCGAAGCTCGATCCACATACAACATTGTTTGGTATTATAGGTGATATCACAGAAATGTATGCGAAATCTGGTGACGCCGATCAAGACTTCGGAGCTTACATATCTATGACCATCGCGTCATTAGGTAACAACGTGGTTAACAAGACCTACCTCAAAGGTATCTCAGATATTGTAACTCTGTTGAACTCTAAGGATGACCCCGCTGCCGTAGGGCGGTTCCTAAATCAACGTGCTGCCTCGTTCATGCCTTATTCATCTATGAATACACAATTGGCGCAGACGTTCGAAGATAACCTATTAGAAGCTCGAGGATTCATGGATACTGTCCGCAGTAAGTCATATTTCATGCGCAGTCAGCTTCCTGTTAAATATGATTGGTTATCAGGTGAAGCAGAGACAGGCCCTGAAAGCCTGAAGATGCTACCGCATATCACTAAGAAATCTCTGAAACCAGAACATAAACAACTAGCTTCAGTACAAGCTGAACTCCGTAAATTAGGTTATGGCGCTCAAGGCCCTGACAGAACAATTAGCGGAGTGACGTTAACTGGTGAACAATATCACCGATGGAACGAGTTAATGGGGACAGAGAAACTAGGCGGTAAAACTCTTGTTGAGAGGCTTGATAAAATGATTGGTTCCAAGCGTTATCAAGAATGGAGCAAGTTTGACGGTCAGTTCACTACTCAGGAAGACCCTCGAGTAGATGCACTTCGAGTAATTATCTCTGATTATAAAACTCGTGCAAAGAAGAAATTGCTACGGGAAGTTCCAGAACTGAACCAATCGGTACGTGATTACACGCGATATCAACGAGGATTGGCATCAGGGAACCATAGGGAAAAACCTGAAATAGATATGAACAACATCTTCAAATAACCCCTAACACTCAGGCCCCTCTTCGGAGGGGTCTTTCCAATTACCCCCTATATCTAGGAGTATCACTCAATGGCAGTATCCATTGTGACCTATACTGGTGACGGCTCGACCTCACAGTATATCATCACGTTCGATTATATTGATCGAACCCATGTAAGTGCCACGGTCGGTGGAACCGGAGCATCTTTTACTTTTATTAACGACACCACCATCCAATTTAATACAGCACCTGCCTCGGCTGCAGAAGTGAAGCTAGTACGACAGACACCCGTAGCTGCCCTAGTGGATTTCACAGATGGCTCTACGCTCTTTGAAGCTGACCTCGACCTCGCCCACAGGCAGAACAGGTTACTCGCAGAAGAGAGCCGTGACCGCGCAGATAACGCTATTAC